TGTAAATGTTGATTTCCATGCTACTGTTGAGTATAGAGCCATTGGGTTTTCTGTTGAACCTTCATTGAATACAAGTATTTCTGGCTTTGAACTTCCGGCTACATCAGGAATACCAAAAGCACCTTCTCCAATTATGATTATGGATTTACCTGCAAGGTTTGCACCTGCGCCACCATTTGCGAATGTAGGTGCTGTAGTTGCTTCCATGAAGTATATACCATACATTTGACCAACAATACCCTCTTCTCTATTCTTGGCATCAACATAAGTATTTTGATCTTTCCATTCTGTTAAGTTAAATATTTGAGTAACAGTGTCAGGATGAACAAATGCCAAATATCCCATGTTTCCATTAGGAAGTTTTATCTTCTTAACATTGTTCTTAACCATTGTTGCTCTAGCTTTTTGAATTTCTGCAGCAGAAATCTTATCACCAGCTACCAATGTAGCCCTTGATGCTTTTGAACCTGCAAATTGTGCGTTAGTTCCAGCAACGATTATATCTCTTACTATGATGTCCATTGTCATTCCTGCGTGATCACCAAACAGTTGTGATACTTCTGTTAATAGAGGGTCAAGTCCAACAAGGTCGATAAAGTCTGTCAATTTGGTATAAGTACCGAATTGTTGAACAGTTGCAGATACCTTATTGATTGTCAGGTCTATACCGTTAGGTGTAACACCTTCTGTGATAGCTGTAGTAGTTACAGCAGGCATTTCTAATCTTCTCCATGAAGTTGTTGCTCCTGCATGTCTTGGAATGGTTGTTTTCTTACCGTACTTCATGAAGAATAGACTATCTTGTAGTCTTTCAAGTAATGTTCTTTGGTAAAACTCTGCATTCTCATTTGTTAATCTGTTATTTGAGCCATCGGATGGGGTTGTATATGTTTGCAGTTTTGCACTCATTTATATTCCTTCTTTCATTTTATAATTTTTTTCTCTCTCCCCTTAGTACTTCTTCTTGAAGTTTCTTGAAGTCGGTTTTAGCCATACCATAAATAGTCTTGCTTTCACCTTCTCCACCTGTTGCCAATGAACCAGGAGAACTTGCACCATTAGCAGTTATTTTTTTAATTGTTTCTTGTTCTGCCTTTGCTGCCCTCTGATTGATAATTTCATTTTTATTTGCAAGAAAATAGGCATCAGCTAAACTGTGCCCTTTCTGTACTTGTTCTGTAACTTTATCAATGTTAGGAATTTTTAAAAGCTCCGCATCTGATAAGTCATTCAGTTGTAAGTCTAGTCCTGCATTTTTAAGTTCATTATTTAAATCAGATAATGCAGCCTTAGTGTTGTTTTCCGCCCTTATCTTTGATAATTCTTGAAAGTCAGGGTCAGATTGTTTCCATTGTTCAAATATAGGCTTTAGATTATCAGGATCAATTCCAGTTTGTTCTTGGATTCTTGCCCTTTCTTCTGCTGCCTTTTGGTCGGCTATAGCCTTTTCATAATCAGCTTTGCTATGTATGCCGTACTCTTGGCCATAAAGTCGGCTATACTCTGCATCAATAGCCTTTTGCTTTTCTTCGTTCAACCTTCTGCTAAATGCCTGCGTTTCTGTTATGTCAGGCTTTACAGTTTCGGTTGTTTGCTGTACTGCTTCAGTTTGTACATTTTCTGCACTAACTTGTTCAGTAGCTTCAACTGGGGTGGCGATTCCCTCTGTTTGTTCAACAGAATTAGCAGCCATAATTTGTTCATCCATTTTTGTTCATTCCTTTCGATATTTGTTGGCGAGGTTCGGTTTTATCCGTTTTGCAGCCAAGATTTTAAACAATAAAAAAACACCCCATAAGAGTGTTGGACAAGAGCCATTTTAAAGGCTCTATAAGACATTATTTTTAATTAGGTAATAGTATTGCATTGCTAGTTAATTTTAGTTCGTGTTACATCTACTACTGTAGCAGGATTACTTAAATCTTTTCCTGCATACATACCACATTTTGAGTTAGTGCATACATGAGTTTGTTCTACATATACATCTGTACTGCCTATATCACTTTTATGCTTTGTATCGGCTATTGTGGTGTTAAGGTTGCATTGGGGGCATTTCATTTGCTCCACCTCCCATTAATCCATCTAGTAATGATGGGTCGGCTTCTACCGCCGCTCTTTCTTCTGGTGTAAGTTGGCTTAGTATTTCTTCTGCTTGTGGCATCATTTGTTGTTGCTCCGCTAGTTGTTCAGATTCCTTTTTAAAGTCTTGTCTTAATTCTTGGGGAATTACATTACTAGGTGAATATTTAGCATGTTGGTATTTATCAATCCACCCTCTATCTGCATAACTATCTAACACGGTCATTTGCAATGATTCGCTAAATACGCTCGCAGGACCTACATCAATTTTTAAACCAAATCCCATGTCAGCATATTTTGAACCATCAAAATTCTTAGTTGTTTCGTTGCCTTCTTGGTCTTTGCCGCTCATAGGCCTTGGCATATTGTAATAACACTTGTAGAATTCTTCATATATCTTACCAGTATCACTGATTGCTCTAAATAATTTCTTTTGGTCATTTTCTACTGGCTTTTTAGCTTGGTTTTGAAGTGCAATTATAGCAGCTGCAGCCATATTGGCTCCTAGTTGCTCACCCGTTATAACATCATGCGTACCATTTACCTGTCTTTGCATTTCAATTAGTCTGTCAGATACTTCTACAGGGAATTTTGAGAAGTTAGGCGGTTGCATAAATTTAAAACCATCTATTCCAGGGTTAGCCGTATGATCTATTAATATTTCGCCCGGTACATTCGTTATTGCTTGCTGCAACGCTCCCATTTTTGATATTATCTTAGGCCATGCAACATCTTGTATACCATTTGCAATCATTCCATATATGAAGTTAATCATTTTTTGTACTGGAATAACATCTTTTAATACAGAAATACCATATATGCAGTTTCTTCTTCTTTTAAATACAAGCACTCTTAAAGGATATATTGCAAATTCTTTTTTACTTCCCTCTGGTGCTAATGGCCTCGGTGTCAATATAACTGCACTTTCGGTTACTTTAGTCCAGTAAATCTGACCATTTTCACGATAGTACTTAGTCAGGCAAGTTGTTTCTCTTTTTTCTTGCATATCCGTTCTTGCGCTGTCATATTTTTTATCTGTGTTGTTTCCATCAGGCTGTATATTTTGCCAATCTGAACCTTCTTCTTTAGATTTCTCTATTAATAAATCAGTATCTTCATATGAACGAATCATAATCCAAGGCTGTTTCTGTGTTTGCTTTGGCTTTAAATGAGGATTAGCAAAGAATATATCTAATACATCAATGGTTTCACCTTGCAGTTTACCTATATACTTAGTGATTGTTCCACCCTTGAAAGAATTATCAAAATAATAATGCTTTATGCCTGTGCCTGTTAACAGTGCATCTTCAACCCATTCTTCGTTCAATTCTTCTTCATCAATATCATTCCATGTGTTTTGTGCCATGTCAGTCATATCTTGTGAAGCTTGTTGAAGTTCTTCGTTGTCTTGGCCTTCTGGCAGTTCTTCAGGCTCAAATATCATTTTTATTGTTTGTGATAATATATTAGATTTCCTAGTTTCTACAGTAAAATCGCACTGATTAATAACTGGTTTTGCTGCATGTTTTGTCAACGCTGTAGAAGGTGGCCATTGATCTCCTTCTTTAAATCTCACATATTCTGGTACTTGTGAAGCTAATCCTATTGCAGTTTGATAATTTAACCCTCTTTGTAATTCGCTCCATATTGAACTTGGGTCTGTTTTTACAGCCATCTATTCCACCTCCTTTATTGAAATGGCGAATATTCTTTTAAAAATTGCTCTCTGTGTTTGTTCAGTTCCTCTGCTTTTTTGCCTTGCACTGCTTCAACTATAGGTTGCATTGGACTTTTTAATTCCGGCTCTTGTTTTTGCGCTGTCTGTAATTGCCACTTTAACCCTAGCTGTACAGATTTAAGCACTAAAAAACCGACTACAATTGCTGTAATCGGTAAACATATTATTAATGCGATTGTTACCATGTCATAAATCCACTCCCTTGTTCCTTTTGATTGAATGAAAATATATTACTCTTTTTCACTGTTTCTTTATATGTGCTGTAGTCTTGTATAAGTCTAATTAATGCTTGGCTCATACTATCTACTTGATCGTCATGTTTGCCTTGTGGAAATGATGCACATTCCTCAACGAAATCGTTTACCCATTCTGCATCTTCAGGCAAATATACATTTCCTGCTTCTATATGAGGTAGTACAGCTTGAACTCTTGCTATCTTACTGCCTTCTGGATTAACTGCATATAGTCCAGGTATCTTATGCTGCAGCATTTGTATTACCGCTGAACCGTTTGCTTTATCTTCTACAAGCTTCATCCATGCATCAGGCCATTTAGCTGTCATTTGTATTATTGCTTGTATTGTAGCAGGTAAATCCATCCTATCTCTTTTTATATCAAGTAAATACTTATCTGCTCCAACTCTGCCCCATACTGTACCAACAACATAATCAGAGCCGTCAGAATCTTTAAAAGTACAATCCCATGATTGAATGACTTGGTCGAATCTATCCGGCATTACTTTGTAGTATTTAAACCAACCTCTTTTTATAAGATTTCCTTCTTGTGCTGTCGGTCTGCCTTGGAATAGTGCTAACCATGCCCTAGCACCTTCCTGCGTTGCATATGCCTGTTTAAATTCTTGTAGCCATGTATTATCCTTGCCTATCTCTGGGAATAATGCATCACCTTTATTACGACCTAATATATCATTATCCTCTGCTTCACATGGCAGATTGATTACTTTACACTTACTAGGCATTGTATTGATTAAACGACCTGCTAAATCATCCTCATGCCATCTAGTTTGAATTATGATTACTTTGCAGTTTGCTGACCTTCTAGTATTGATAGAGTTAAGCCATTCTTCCCACATTCTCTCTCTGTATGTTTCGCTGTCAGCTTCTTGTCTATTTTTTATAGGATCATCAATAATTATCAAGTCCCCGGGCTGTCCTGTTATGCCTGCCATTATACCTCTGCTTATCATAGAACCTTGATGCCCTTCTATGCTAAACTCTGTATCGCTTCGGCTATCTCTTGATAGTTCAATATTGAATATGCTTTTACCAAACTGTTCTATCTTCCTTTTATTTGACCTTCCGAATCTTCTAGCGAGATCATCGCCATAAGAAACCTCAATAACTCTTCTATCTGGGTGTCTACCCAAATAACAACTTGGTAGTGTTTCTGTTATGTCTTGGCTTTTACCATGTTGTGGAGGTAATGCAATTATCAAAATATCATATTCAAAGGTATCGTTAAGTATTTTATCTATCTCTTGGTTAATAAAAAGAAGATGTTTACCTGGGTACCATCTTCCCTCATGTACATATTCTACATATTTTGAATAACTTGTTCTTATCTTCTCTTGCTCTTGCCTTCTCCGCAGCTCTGCTAATATGCTTAGTGCTTTATTCATTGTATCACCTAGCTTTGTTCTCTATTGTACGAATATGTTGTTGTGTCGTCCCCTTCACTCCATACTATTTCTACTTTCTCTATTTCAATGTTAATATCTTCTTTTAATAATGATTGTATTAATTCTTTTATTGTCATTCTCTTACCCCTCCTACCTGCTAAAATCTAAATAAACCACTTGCTTACACATTGGACATTCACAAGCAACTTCCATTTCATCCTTACCCATGGTCATATAAGTAG